TCAAAGCCGACGGCTATCAGACAACGATGCAATCTTGATTTGGAAGTTGCATTTGGACGGTGAAATCCAGAGCAAGATAGCGGCAAAGTTCGATGTCAACCAGGGCCGTGTCAGCGAAGTGCTGAACCGGCACACTTTGTTGGCAGTGAAGAGGCCGCTCGCCGGATCTGACCAATTGGGAGGGCGGCTTCGGTCGCCCTTCTGCCTCGCCCCCACCCACAGCACGATGAGCCCCAGCCGCTCGCCACAGTCGGCAAGGGGCAGCCGGTCGGAGCGCCAAGCGGTTTCCGCCTCGCGCTGCGTCATCGCCCGCGCAGGAAGCCACACAGGAGCCGGGCAGGGCGCCGCGAACAGGTCACCTCGGGTTTGCGCCTGCCTGCCCAATCAAACTTCGATCGCATGACAAAATTCTGACCCATTTTATCGCCAGAAAGCGAACGTGGCCGAATTGAGCCCCGCGTTCCAATAGGGTCTCCCGTTGAAGAAGTTTGTTTTCTTAGCCGCAGTGGCCTTCCCAGGCGTCGTCCAAGCTACGACAGCGGAAAGCTTCGCTACATGCCTGCAGGCTTACACCAATCTCGCAGGATATATCTCCTACGTCGACGCAAATGGCGGAGGGATACCTACATCTGGACGTACCGCCTATGATGCGGACATGCATGCACTTGTGAGTCTCGGCATACAGCAGTTCGGGCAGCACCGTGTTCAGGCAATCTACACGGGGTTGGACTTTGCCAACCTGGCTTATGTTCGGGCTGCGGCAACTCTGCACAGTCAGGATGGGCCTGTGCAAACCTTCTCTTTGCTTGCGGCCCAAGTTGCTCCTTGTGGCGGTCCAAACGGCCAGCTCACGCAGCTGTACGGCGCAATGAGGTAGGCAAGTCGAAGCCCCAGCGGGCACCCCTGTTGCAGCGATACTGCGGTCATTATCGCACTCTATCGGCGTTGATCTTGCAACGGATGGTCTCGGCCCTCCCCCCCCCAACTGACGAAGAGTGCGAATTGCCCTGACGCTCCGCTCAGGGTGCATTCACGGCCAACGCCCGCCGCCCCTCGCAACGCACCAGCTCATCGCCCATCCGCCCGGCGATAAGCTCCCAATCGCCGGCACGCAAGAACTCGGCTGGCGCGCGGCACGGGATCCGCGCCTCAGTCGGGGGCGGTGGTCGCTGCACCCCAGCGCGTCCGAAGGCGTTGCAGGCTGTCAGCGCTAGGCAGCCGGCAAGGGTCAGGGTCAGCGCGCGCGTCATCTTCGTGCTCCATGGCTCGGACAGCCAGCGCGTCATGCGCCTGCCGCAGCTCGTATTCGCGCCTAGATAGGGCGTCGCCCGCATCTATTAGTTCGGCCTGCTGCGCCGCCTGCAAGGTTGCCAGAGCGGCGGCCGCGCGCGATCCGCACCAGCTCCAGCCAATCCCGCCTGCGGCGAGAGATGTAATCAGCCAGAGGATCAGCAGGATCACAGCGCGTGTCATGGCAACCCTCGAATACAGATGGCATGCTCTCGCTGCCGGCGCGGGAACAGGATCCGCTGGTGCGAGCCTGCACGCGTCCACCAGGTCAGCGCCTCGCAAGCCCCGCGGACATCACCGGCATTGAGGCGCCGCACCGCCGTCGAGTTAGAGGCGGCCCCAATGCCGATGTTGAAGGTCAACGACGAGAACGCGGTATCGACCCAAACCGTCAGCGCCAGATAGCCGGTCTCGCTCAAGCTGTTGCGAAACCCCCGCCAGTATCGCTCTGCTTCGCGGCGCAAATCCGCGCGACATTCCACCCGGGTTCGTACGTCGCCCATACGGACACCCTCGGTGATACCCGAGCAAATCGTCGGAACAGGCGGGCTGGCGATACGATCGAGATAGGCCTCGCAGCGGTCATCATTGCAGGGCAGGCCTTCCTCGATCTCGAGGAGCGGCACCAGATGAACGGCCGTCTGCGCCCATGTCGGCGCCCGGTCCTGAACCGGCGCGGCCGTGGCCGTACAGACTGCGAAAGCGGCACAGAGAATATGCTGGATCATCCCGACACCTTCGGCTGCTTCACCATCCGGCCGATCATCCCGTACAGGATCAGGACCTGCCCCAGGGCAAACCAGACCTGAGGTGCTACGGCATCATAGCCGATGAGCGCGAAGAGGATCTCGGGAACCCACAGCGCGATCAGTCCGAGGAATTGCGCGCGCATCGAGTGCGAGTGCAGCAGTACGCGCTGCCACTTGTCGACCAGCCTCATCGTCAGTCCCTCCGGAACAGTAAGGTTTTGATGTCACCGCGCATCTCGCGCAGCATGTCATTGGTGGCGTCCCGCGCCGCCTTGGCCTCAGCGAGGTCTTCTTTCCGCTGCGCCCATAGACGGCGGAGCTCTTTCTCGTTTGCCAAGCCGCGGCTTTCGAGCCTGACCAGCCACACGAGCACCAGCACGGCAGAGGTGAGGACCCCCCACCATTCCTTGACGGCTTCCAACATGTTGTCCTTTCACGGGGGTAGATCAGGCCAGAGCACGATGTCATGGGAGCAGGCCAAACCCCCTGACGCATCACGCTTGAACAAAGCGTTATCGAGCCGATTGAACTGTCGACTCGCGTTCGCGGCGCACTAAATTCCGAGACACATCTATTTGGGGTCTTTAAAATCGATCGAAGGCCCTGCTAAAATTGACCGTCCAGAAAAATATGCAGGTGAAATAGGGTTTTAAGAGTCATGACCATCGAGAATACGGACTGGATAATCGAGCACGTGACCTACATTACAACGTCGGGAATTGCGAATGTTCAGCTTATCAGGATGCACAACGGCCAACGCGAGTTCGTGATCGTTGAAGTCCCGAACGTGTCGATCCAGTCGGGTCTCGAAGTTCTGCTTCACAAAGCAATCTCCCTCCTTCCTGCAACATCCAAGCCTGGGCAGAGCGAAAGCTCTTGATCTCTCAATACGCTCCGCATTTTGTCTTGCAGGTGCACTTGTGTGGCCCTTTCCCTACTCGTCGGCTTTTAGCTTTCCCGTGAACTGCGTGCGCAGGCCTGCTGATTTTGAGTAGCTGTGCTGGACCAGGTCCGGAATGAAGTCGCGCCCATCGATGAGAGGACGGACACCAGCCAATCGAATTGGTTGCCCCGCCATGAGTGAAGGCCGCCCGACGATTGCGCAGGAGATGTCGATCGAGCCGCGAAGCATTTCACGCACGGCGGCTCGAGCCGCGGCTTCGGCCTCCGCTTGAGAGGCGAAGGGATCGCGCAGGACATGCTCACCCGAAGCTTCGGGATCCGCCTCGACGACCACTTCCCGCCGCGTCGCCCCTTCGCGGTCTTGCCAGTACGCCTTGACCGTGGCGAAACGGTCGACATCCGACTCCGCCATCCGACCACTGCCAAGAATGACCTCTTGCGGCATGATGGTGACCGGCGCGATCGACGTTCCGTCAGCCGTCTTTCCGGTGCCCCGCTCCAACCAAAGCAGGGTGCCGTTCTTGATGGTGAACAGAGCCCCATGCCGGCTGGCAATCCTCTCGAGGAAATGGAGATCTGATTCATCCTGCTGTCCGAGCCAGTCATAGACATGGCCGGACACGGCGTCGGATATCCGAGTCTCCAGACCGTGGTCTGCCGCAATCGCTTCGACCACTTGCCGCACGGACTTGTCGTCCCAATGCCGAGACTTGTTTTCTTTCAGCGCCGAGGTGAGGTCGGCGGAATGCCCTTTCACAGTGACGGTGTAGGGCAGAAACGCGAAGTCGACACGGTCCACGATGTAGGCACCGACGAAGCCGCCGCTGAGCCCCGTCGTGATCGTGACCTCGATCCGCGCCCCGCGCCGGGGGGACTGCACATGAGGCGGAGGGTCATTGAGCACAATCTCCAGCGTGTCGGACCGGATCCCCTCTCGGTCGGTGATGGTGAGGTCGATCAGCCGCGAGAAGAATGGCCCCGAGGCGGGCACACCGTCGACAGAGACCTGAACAATTGGATGGGTCAAACTGAGCCCTCAATCCCAGAGTTTCGGTTGCGAGCCCGAGACCGACAGGTCGATATCGGGCAATACGATTTCAGTGCCGGCGGGGAGCGCGTGAGCGATGTGCGCCACCCTCGGATTGACAACGAGGACCCGCTCGACCGCACCCGCCTGCGCGCCGTATTCGCGCAGACAGATCAGGTCCAACGCTTCACCGAATGTGGTGACATGCACGCGCGCCATCACAAGATCCCCAGCAGCGAGAGGAGCGAGAACCCGGCGCCGAGACGCTTGACTTCTATTGTGTAGGCATTGCTTCCCGGGGTCCCTTTGCGGTCATGGAAAGCCCGATCTTCATCGATCTTTTGCACCGCATGCATGCCGAACACCCGCCCCCCCAAGGAGACCAGCATCAAGGGCATGCCGAACTTTGCGGCCAGGCGAACACCATCCAATGTCGCCTGGCCGCCGTGGGCTTGCGGGAAGAGTACCCCGGTGATCGAGATGGTCTCTGAGCGAGGCCCGGTCCACTGCAGGGCATTCAGCTGCCCTGCAGTTTCAAGTTCAGCCCAACTTGTATCGAGCTGACGTCCCACATCCGCATAGCCAAAGCCATGGCTTTCGAACAGGAACGGCCCTAGCGCCATGGTGACAGGTCCAGCCATTGTCCTCTCTCAATCGGTAAAACTCGCGTCCATGATCCCGGCGACACGTCGCGCGATGCGATCTGCCGCCAGATCCGCGATAGCCCCGGGATCCGTCATGCCAGACGGCGCGGTGATGCGGATGCCGCCGTTGATATGCACCTGCAGGTCGCCGCGTGAACGGCCCGCCCCCGCGCCCTGTCCGGCCCCGCCAGACGGGGCCATCGCCGCACGAACCGCTGACAGCGCCGGGGCCAAAGACGCCAGTGTGGCGCCTTGCAACGACCTTGCTCCGCTGTGCAACCGTGCGAGTGCTGCGTTTCCGCCTGATGGGAGACCGGGCAGCCCGGATGGAAACAAACCGCCCACTGCCGACCGAAACGCGGCCTGTGCCTGAGACACGTTCAGCACGCCGCCCGAGCCGCTTGGGACAATCCACTCGGACCGAGCTGTCCGCTCATTGACCAGATAGGGCAATCCAAGGCGGATCGGCCCTCCGCCAGCGCGCGCACCAGCCGGCCGAACACGTTGCGGTCGCTGTGGCCCGGCCGTTCGGGGCGTTTCTCCCCCCAGCGTCCGGAGCTCCGCAGCGATCTCCCGTACCCGGCCCAGGGCCGCATCGATGGAATCGGTGTTGATGGTCGGCGAGACATCCGTTTCGCCAATCACCTGCATCGCGTCAGACAAAGCCGTCGCGGCGACTTCGTTCTCCGCGAGCTGGCGCTCGACCTGCTCGAGATCTTGCAGCCGCCCTCGAAGCTGACCTTCGAGCTCAGCCCGGCGCGGCGACGGCATGTCATAGGCGTTCTGCGGAGCAGGCATGGCATCGAGCTCAGCGCGCAGAGCGGCGACGTCAGCCCGCAGTTCCTCGGCAATCGCACTGAGCCCCTGCAGTCGCTCTGGCGTCGGCAAGGCCTCACCGTCTGCATGCTCACCGAGCACCCGAACCGCTGCCTGCTGAGAAGCAGTCAGTTGCGCGAACTCAGTGTCATCGATGACGCCGGGAACGGATGTTGCCGGCTCATTGATCCAGTCCCGAAGCCATTCGAGCCATGGCGGCGGAGACCAGGTGATGACGTTGCTCAGGTCGAACTCCGAGATGAAGTCCCAGCCCCATTCCGGCAGGACATCCACCCACGCAAAATCGCCCACCCATTCCGGCCAATCGATGGCGTGCAAAATCTCCGACCAGTCAACCGAGGGAAGCCAACCATCCCAGGAGAAGGCATTCCAGACACGGTCCCAGTCGATTGTGGGCAGATACTCGTCCCAGCCCAATGGTTTGATCAGCAGGTTCCAGGCAAGCTCGCCGGCGAGTATGGCCCAACCGATGACGGGAATGAAGCGTAGCGCGCCGCGTCCCAGCCAGGACAGCGGCGTGATCAGGCTTCGCCAAGACAAACGCCCGGCCAGTGACGCCCAGCGAATGCGCGGCAAGAGCCGGCTCGTCCAGCGAAGTGGCGTGAGCAGCGCCGACAGCGCCAGCCGGGGAAGACGGCGGAGACCACGAAACGCCGTCCCGATCCCGATCAGATCCCCTGCCGCGAAGGCCGCACGCGCGCCAAGGCTGACCATCCCGAAACGCAGGACCGCCATGGTGCCGATCAACCCCGCTGCTGCCGTCAGCACAGCACCGCCTGCGACGGCCAAGGCTCCCACGGCGGCTGTCCCGTAAACCAGAGCTTTGGTGAGCTTGGGATGCGCGCGTGTCCATTCGACCACCCGGTCAATGACACCGCCCGCCATCTCCAACAGCTCGTTCAACGGTGGCAGAACAACCTCTCCAATGGCGACGCCCAGTCGAGCGATGTGGTTTTGCATCAACTGGATGTTGTTCGCGGTCGTTTCCGCGCGCGTGCCATACTCCTCCGACGCACTGCCGGCGTAATTGCTCTCCTCTGCCACCATGCCCAGAGCGCTACGCAGTAGATCAACATCATTGAGGAGCGGAGCCAGCGCCCGCGCCTCATCACCAAACAGATCCGAGATCAGCGCAGGGCGCAGTTCTTCCGGCAGGCTGCCGATGCGGTCCAACACGTCGAGGGTCGTGCCCACGGCATCGTCTTGCATCCGGCGTGCAACATCGACGGTATCAAGGCCGAGGGTTTCCATCGCTTCGCGCTGGCGGTCAGTGGCTGACGCTCCGCGCGTCAGTGCACGGCCCATATTCCGGAACGAAGTCGCAGCGACCTCGGGGGCCGCACCGGAAGCAATCATTGCCGACCCGAACGCCAATGCCTCTTGAGCTGCAAATCCGAAACCTTGCGCTGTGGCCAGAAGACCCGAGCGCGTGAAGTCCAGAAGCTGCGGAGCCTCGGAAGCCATGTTGTTCGACAGATGGTTCATGGCATCGAACAGCAGCATGGTGCCGTCAGTGCTCAGTCCCAACTGCGTTCGGATCGAGGCCATGCTCGAGCCTGCCTGATCAGCAGAGATGTCGAAGGCGACACCGACCATGGCAGCGGCTTCGGCATACGCGAGCAAGTCCTCGCGTGCGATGCCTGCCTGCCCGCCGGCCGCAACGATCGCAGCAATGCCTTCCGCCGACATCGGGATGCGCGTCGAGAGTTCGAGGATGTCATCCGACATCTGCCGGAACGCCTCGGGGCTGTCGAAGTCGACCACCTTGCGCACATCGGCCATCGCGGATTCGAAGTCGATGGCCTGCTGAATGGGGCCGGACAATGCGGTCAGGATGCGCCGCCCGGTGTCCATCGTCGCGCGCCCGGCAAACGACATGTTGGCCGAGGTTGCCAGCGAGCGATCCATGCGCTCACGCGCATCGGCGATGCGCGTCTGCATCGTCTGAATGCGTTCGAGGCGGTCCATCTGGCGCCCAAAGGCCGTGGTCACGCGGTCGATCGATCCGACCAACCTGTTCTGCTCGCCGGCCAGATCGGCCGTGTTGACCCCAGCCTGACGCAGCTGCGTCTGAAGGCCCGCCAGAGTGCGGCGGTTCTGGGCATGCCGTTGTTCCAGGCGCTCTGCGGCATTGCGGGCTTGCTGGAACTCGCGGCGCATGGCGGCCGTCGGCTGACGCGTCGTGCGGATCGCGTGCTGCAGCTCGCGCACACGTTCGCGAGCACGCTGCAGCGCAACGCCGGATTCGCGAACGACGACTTGCTGCGTGCGGAAGTCCTCGATCAGCCGCAAGGGACCGCGCAGGTTCTGCAGGCGGCCGAGCTCTGTGCGCACGCCATCCGCAAACCGGCCCGTCACCGTGCGCATACGGTTGAGCTCGCTGGAGAAGCGATCCACCGCGCGGATGCTCAGTTCGGTCTCGATACGCCGGGCCATGGATCACCTGCATTGATATTCTTGATGCGAGACGGCATCCTTGACGAATGGAATTCGTCGCCATCATCTTCGTCATAGTGATGGGCGCCGCCGCTCTCGCGGCGACGGCCCTGATCGGATGGGTTGCGGGGATCTGGGCGGCGCTTGGCTTCGCGCTTGTGCTGTTCCTCTTGTACCGAGCGGCGACGCGGGACATCGTCCGGCCCTTCAGGCGCCGCGACACGCTGAACGCGTTCCAGAAGCACCTCTCCGACGATTGAGCGCCTAGAAGCGCACGCGTGTCGCGGCGAAGACCTCGCGCGCGGCCTCTTGCCACTTGAGGAAGTCGCTCACCCTCATGGCGAGCACCTCGGAGACAGGCGTCGAGAGCACATGCGCGACAAAGCCCGCTGAACGGCGCAAGTCCGCCGCTACGCGTCCTCGTTTCCCGAGCTTTCCCCCATGCGCGCGCGGACGTCCTTCTGGTAGGGATCGAGGACGCGCTTGCCGATCTCGCGGTAGTCGCTCTCCTTGATCTTGAGGATCACCGCCTCCGGCACACCGGCCATGCCGGCGAGCAGGACGACAGTCTGGCGAGCGCCGGTCTTCGCCTCATCCACGGCAAGCGACGTCGCGAGATCCGGCTCATCGAAGGACAGCGTCGCGTAGGTCTGATCGCCAATGACCACAGGCCGCTTCAGCGTGACTTCAATGGGATAGTCCATCACCACCCCCCTCAGTTCAGCATCAGTGCAGCGCGGATGTCGCCAGTCTGGCTGACCCCGCCTGCCGAGAACTCGAAGTCGTCGATCTCGAAGATCTCTTCTCCGTCGATCTCCAGCTTGGCGTAGTTCTGCACCACGCTGCATTTCAGCTCGGCCTTGTCACCCGGCTTCCAGGAGCCGGCATCAGGGGACACGAGACGACCGCGCACGAAGTAGACCGCACTGTGAGTGGTGCCGTCTTCGTCGACATGCGCGCCGGTGACCATGAACTGATGCTCGACGCCAGGCTTGCCGGTCATCAGCTTCAGCGTGGCCGGGTCGAAGGCCGTCAGGGAGAATTCGAGGTCATCCTGCTCATAGCCCATCGGCACTTTGCGCTCCTTGATCATACCGGCATTGCGGAAGGACTCGGATTTCTCCTTCGGCATGGAGATCGACATCTCCGAGGCCTGGCCGACCTTGATGTCTTCATCGACCCAAAGCGCGCAGTTGCGCAGGATGTAGGCGGGGGTGGATTTCATAGGGGGAACTCCTGAACAAATGGGGCCGCATCTGATGCGGCCCACTGAGGGAGGAAGGGGAGGGGTGAGAGGTCAGAAGCTGCGGATCACGCCGCCGCCGACAGCGCCGCTTGCGTCAGATCCAGGTAGTATTGGATGTTGCGATGGGTGATGAAGCGGATGTCCTCCATCGGCGCCGGCGGTTCGAACTCGACCGAGAGGGTGATCTTCCCGGCCGCCATATCCTGAGGCAGGTTCTTGTCGGGATCGAGCCAGACACGGCCGCCGATGATCGCGCCCAGACCCTTGGGGCCAAACTGGCGCATCGCCGCGTTGCCGCTTTCCAGCATGAACTTCACATTGGCCGCGCTGAACGGACGGTCAACGAAGGGCAAATAGGCCCGGCGCAGCGCGTCATTGATGAAGTCCGCGGTGCGCCGCACCGACAGGAAGGCCCACAGAGCATCACCTGCGCTCGCCCGGTTGCCCCAGGTGATGAAGCCAGAGCCGAGATTGATGATGGTTGCCACCCGGTTCTCGTTCAGCAGGTTCGATTGTGCCCCATAGGTGATGGTGCGAGAGACGCCCCCGATGCCGTTGATCGGCTTGTTCGATTCCGAATGCCAGAAGCCGCGCTCGATATCGACGCGCGCCTGGACACCGGCAAAGCGGGCCGAAGCCGGACGCGAGACATAGGCGTTGCTGGTGGTGTCCCAGACCAGGACCTTCGGATCCACCACCTTCACGCGCCCCGAACCGATCAGGGCCTCGTAGGACACCGCCTCGGCATCCGTAGTGTCGGGCCCATCGACCCAGGCCACCGCCTCCAGCGCCTCCAGTACGCCCTTCAGCTCAGCCACGACCGGGTTCAGCGTTGCGGCATCTGCCGGCGCCGAGAAGCCGGGAATGGCGATCAGCCGCGGCTTGATGCCGAGGATGGCCTCCGCCTTCTTCAGCGCATGCACCCCGGTCAACGTGGCCGCATCGCCCACGAGGTTGGACTTGGTCGCTGCCTCGTCGAGCCCCTCTTCCACACGGATCACAACCACATAGGCACCGATCTGGTCGAACACGTCATCAGCCGCATCCTTGAGAGTGCCCGCCGCGCCAAGGGCCGCCGCCGCTGCCGGCGAGCCCGGCAACAGAACAGGCACATTCAACGGGAACTTCGTGGCATCGGCATCCGGGGCCGTTCCCAGAAGCCCGACAACCGCGCTTTGCGCGATTTGGACCAGGACCGGCGTTTCCGTGGACTCGGCCAGTCGCGTGCCGTGGTGATAGCTTGCAAAGCTCATCGCTGTCTCCTTTGAGCAAAATAAAGCCCGGCACGCGTGGCCGGGGGATGGGGCAGGATCTGCCAAGGTTCAGAGGGAATAGGAGGCGGACCTGGATCGATGAATCGAGGTCGCCGGACAATCAGCCTTCAGGCCAGGCTGCGTTGATTGCGTCGACCTGTGCCTGTGTCAGATGGCTCGCGGCGACCATGGCAAGCCAACCCGCTTGCACCAACGGGTTTTCCTTCTCGACCTGAGTCGCAATCCCGAGACGACGCCAAAGCAGACGCATTTCCGCCGATTGATCGTCCAACGCGGCCATGAATTGCTCGGCTGTCAAACCTGCAGCAGCCTGCACCAGCACCTCGAACTCAAGGCGGGTGAGTGCTCGCGGTGTAGGGGCAGCGGCGGCCGGCGCGCTGAAGGTCTCGCCATCATAGGTCCAGCCAAGCGCCACGTCCGGTCCAACTTCGATCCAACCCTCAGCGGGGTTGGCGGTGGTGACGTTAATGGCGGTCACGATGCCGCCCGTGACCTGTGCATAGCGTGCCATCAGAGCACCTCATATGTGATGTGGTAAACAGCAGCGGATGTATCCGTTTCGACGCTCAGGCTTTCACCTGCGGGAACAATAATGCCGCTCAAAGAAGATGCGTTCATTCCATTGTCCCTAGCGCCACGCGCCTCTATCAGAATACTTGACCCGGATAGAATTTTCATGGTGAAGGTGTTGTTAATGGCGACGACACTCCCAAAGCAAATGCTGGCAGTGCAAATCAGCACCCCATTCGGGTTTGCGCCAGCGTTCACGATGGTCGCGCTCGCCGTGCCGTTGGCATAGTTCGAGCCGACTGTGATGCCAGAACCTCCACCACCACCGCCGAGTAGATCACTCAGATTAGGCATTATGCGATCCTCCATTCAGATCCGGTGAACACGAGCAGGATAGTGGCCGGGACAGACCCGATTGCGGTGTCAATCGCCAAGGTCGCGTCGCCCATCACGGTGGCGCCATTGCCGTCGATCGTCAGATTGTTTGTCGTCACGTCTCCGTCGACGACCGAGATGATGACACTGTCCCCGGCCTCCGGAGCGGCCGGCAAATCCAGCTGCCACGCACTGCCAGACACATCGGCAGCGACGCGATCACCAGGCGAAGCTGTGTAAGCGGCAGACTTGAGGAGCCACCTCGCCTTGCCGGCGATTTCTTCGGCAGCTGCGGTCGCAAAATGCGCCGTCCCGAGAGTTGCTTGGGCGAGGACGTCCATGTTCAGGGCCCGGAAGGCCTGCTCGCTCGCGTCATATAGGACGAGCGTATCTTCCGTCAGATCGACCGCGCCAGCCACCGCCAAGTCGAGACTGCCAAAATCGAGCGAGAGCTCACGGTCTTGCGACAGGTCCCCGCCGCCCGACAATCCTCCGGAGGCCGTGATCGTCCGCGCCGCAGGCACAAAGGCAAAGGACGTGTCGATCTGCACCACGACGTTCTGGAACTGGCTGGTCAACACATAGACCCGCATGTCCAGCGTCACCGGCTGGTCCAGCATCACCAGCTTGTTGAAGCCCTCGATGCGCCCGATGAACAAAAGCGTGCCAGCAGCATCGAACAACCCGATCTCGTAGAGCACAAAGGGGCCGTCTTCCGCCTCGAGCCTGGCATCAAAGAAGCTCTTGCCGTCTTCCGTGACACCATGGGTCAGGACTGCCTTGCGCAGCACTTCCGATGTCAGGGCGCTTTCACCGCCGGTCGGGAACCGATCCGCCGTCCCGAACGCGATTTCCGTGACGGTGATCGGCGTATTGTTGGCAAGGGCGGCCGCCACCGCGTTCCGCCCCGCATTGGTAATGATCATGGACATTCAGCCTGCCCCATCGATTTCAAGCCGAGCGTTCGCGGCAATGATCAAAGCCATTGGAACCTCGGCAGTTTCGGAAAGACTTGTATCGATCTGCGGATGCACACTCAGCCGAGCGCCCATCGAAACCACGCAGGCCAAGGGCAGGCCCGCCTGTTGCGCGTAGTGTAGATTGACCTCGAAGAACCGCGACATCGGAGCCGCGCCTCGAACAAGATCGACCAGAAGCCGCAGCATCTTCGGCCCGAATGCCGGCAAGATCTCCCCGGAGCGGGCGATATCCGCCTGCACAGCGAACGTACCCGGGATCCCGCTGCCGCCGTCCTGCCACCACTCGATCACGCCACCGTCGAGGTCGAGCGAGGCCAGAACAGCCTTGATGGCATAGGGTGTGCCCTTGTACCGGTGCACCTCCGCGCTCGCGGCAATCACGCGCCGCTTGACCGCCTCTGGCCAACTCGGATCCCAGACATCGACAGATGTCTCCCAGGCGAGATGATCCAGCAAACCCACATGCACGCGGCCTGGATCCTTGGTGAGAAGATCGACAGGCAGCGCCAAGAGGCGGGCTTCCACAAGATCCATCGCTTTCGCCAGCGATGAGGAGGTCGGCGGCAGGAATGTGCCCTGGCCCTCAGACATCACGCCATCCGCCGGAGATCGACTGCAGCGTCAGCGTGATGCCCGTGCAGTGCGGCGCCTCGAACGGCCCGATCTCGATATCCGCGGCAGGCTGTACGAGCTCAATATCAACCACCCCTTGCACATTGAGGGCCGCAGCGATCGACGTGCGGTAGAGTTTCCGGCCAATGCGGATGCGGCCCTTTACGAACGCCTCCGCCGCCTCCAGTGCCGCCGTCTGAACCACCGATGCGGTTTCCGGGGTGGTGACATGCAAGACAGCTTCGATGGCGTAAGCCACCGGCTGCGCCGACACGACAGTCAGCTTGTCTGCAACAGGACGGCGCTTGTCTGCCGTGCAATTCCGAAACACCGCCTCCAGCAACGCCGCATCCGCTGTTCCATCCCCTTCTCTGGACAGAATGACCATTCTCGGCTCAGCGGGCGGAATGGCCGGATCCAGACCGTGGTTCGGGCCATAGACCGCCACGTCAACGACGCGGTCATCCGCGTCCAAGGCCCAGTAGACGCAGGATCCTTCCGTGCCATGTGGCGACCACGCCTCGATCACAAGCTGGATGCGCGCCCGAAACGCATCATCGCCTTCAAGGACAGGCGCCTCTGGATCGGAGCTGTCGAGCACTTTGCGCGTGACGCCCCTGTTGGCACCGATCTGATCCAGATCGGACCCGACCGCCGTCGACAAAAACACGGAGCGCAGCGCCTCGTTGATACGGTTCTCAAGATAGAGCTCTCGGGCGGCGCCCGCTTCATTCAGATAGCGCATCGGGCTTGCGGCGACACCACGGGCGATGGCCATGATCTCGGCGACTTTGAGAGGCTCGAACTCTTCGCTGAGGTAACCCTCAAGTTCTGCAAGCCTCGCTTCCAGAATGGCATCGTAGTTCAGGGGCCTGACCTGCGACGGCGGCGGTAAGGCAGCGAGATCAAGAGCAGCATATCGGCTCATGCGGCAAGGCTCCAAACCTGGGCACGGTCGCGTTGGATCCGCACCGCACGGGTTTCATCAAGAACAGAAGAAAGGTCACCGAGATGCGCTCGCGGGCGGTAGTTCCCCGAGAGCGACAGCGTCAGCACTCCTGTTGCCGCCCCTTCCAGCGTGACGTCTGTCAGCTCAAAGCGCGGCTCCCATTTCTCGAGCGCCTCCGCGACGGCCACATAGAGCGCCAGGATACCCGCGTCGTTCATGGGCGCGTCGATCAGCTCAGGCACCTTGGATCCGAATTCACGCCGGAATACTCGGGTATCGAGCGGCGTAGACAGGATCGTCAGGATCGATTGCATCACGCCGTCCCACCCTGTGATCGCGCCACCGGTCTCGTGATCGAGATCCATGCGCACGCCCCGCTTATTCGGCGGGTTTCGCAGGGGCCTTCTCGACCTTGCCGGCCACCTTCACCGCCACCGCCTTCAGTCCCGTACCGAAGGGCGGCAGATAGTATTTTGCCTGCGCCGGGAAGAGCGACACGCGGGTACCGGCTTCGCACCACGCACCGTTGATCTGGCGTGCGATAGTGACCTCGAAGTCGACCTTCTGAGGGGTTTGGTTGTTCATACTGCTCTCCATCAGTTAGGGGGTGCTGTGTTGGCGCCACCCGGCGAGATCCCGCCATGGGTATGGGTGTCGCCGATGTCCTTGCCGTTGTGCGTGATTGAGCCACCGGTCAGCGCGAGCCCGGCAGCCGAGAGGGTCGCGGTGACGCCCCCCACGGTGAGGGCAATTGCCGCGCCCCCACCCGTGATCGAGATCCGGGCCTCACCCACGGCCGCCATCACGTATTCGTCGCCCGCGGCCGAAGGGCGCCCGTTGGCATTCGAGTTGAGGCTGCCCTGGATTACCGCATCGTGCAGATCGCCGCTCTCCGAGGTGAGCTGGACCTGTTGCCCGACCGACGGCGGATTATGGGTTCGGTTGGAACCTGCGGAAGGTTCACTCCAAGGGATCCACCCGGTCAGGAACGGCGGGTCTGCATCATTCAGCTGAACCCTCGCCAGACCACGCCCTGCATCGACCGAATGCACAACGCCTGTCCGGTTCTGCCATTGCCGTCTGCGGCTGATCTCGGAAACGACACGGCGCTGACCATCCAGGTAGTCTTCCAGACGCGCCATTATGGTGACATCCCTGACACGGCCTCAGCGATGACTGTCTCGCCATCAAGCCCGCCGTAGGCCGACAGCTGCAAACTGTCGCGGGTCCGGGCTGTCATCCCGGTCAACTGCTCGAAGGCGGGATATCTCGATGGCGCCCCTGGGACGCCGAGAAAAGACTCGAACAGCGCCAGCTCCGGCAGCGCTGCCTCCCTCAGAAGCGCCAGGAAGCGATCCCACGGCCCGCCCGCGGCCAAGGCCTGCCCACGCACTGGATCCGCGAAGACCTCAACCACCAGCTTGATCTGCCCTGCTGCCAGTCGCTGGCTGTCATTGCGGGCGCTCGCCCGAAGATGCTCCTTCGAGACATAAGAGGACACGAAGTCGCCAAACACCTGCGCCCAGGCATTCTCTGGATCGACAAGGGTCCGGGCGATCTGCACATCGAGCATGTCAAGAACGGCCTCGAAATAGGGATCTGTCGCCGGCAGCTCTTCGATGATCCGCGCCTGTCCGGTCTCCTTGTCTGTCACCGCCATGGCGAGCGATACCCCGCAATTGAACAGCAAGGTCACCTGGCCATTGCTGCGCAATCCCGTCTGGCTCAACTCCCCCGTCTTTGCTCCGTCTGTATAGACCGCAATGAAGGGACGCCCCTGGTCGCTGCGGAGCTCACCGTCGGCCGTCAGGTCCAACGCCGAGATCTGGCTGTCGAGGACATTGCCGGCCACGAGCGTGTCTGCCGATCTCAACGCCTGCACCGCTGCAATCCGCAGCGCCATCATCGTCAGCGACATCAGTTCGCATCCCCCAATTTGCAGATCAGGCGTAGGTGTGAGCGGTCATCGACCGCCACAATTTCGAAGACGGGCAGGGCGGCCCGATCCAGCGCGACGATCTTGTCCCCCTTGCGCGGGTGCAGATCAGGCCAGGCCAGCCGGTCAATCCGGAGGTGCCCTCCCGAGGCCTCGAGCGCCGGCCGCGCCCGGTCCCCGCGCCCAAAGTTCGGCGCCTCGGGATCACGCTCGCCGGTGCGTAGCACCGCTTGGAACTCGACCCGAGCGCGCGTGTTATCCACCCGGCCCTCTGCCAGTGGCAAATGCCGGATGGTCTCTGCAAAGACATCGTCCACCGTGTCGCGCAGCTCGGCCCGAAGCTCGGCGTCCATCACTCGGACAGCGCATCGAGCGTCGCTTGCGCGGTCGCCAGCACAGCGGTGGCCTCGGCCTTCGCCTCTTCACCCTCGGCGGCGTCCAGGGCAGCCTGCGCCGCATCCACAGCGTCCCGGGCAGCGTCGATCTCGGCTTCCTGTTCCGCCGTTACCTTGACGGTCGCCTCGGGTTTCCGGGTCCGGCTCTTTCTGGGGGCATCGCAGAACGCCCCGAAGCGCTCATGCACGACATGGTTGGCATAGGCCTCAGGCAGCTGCACAGGCTCGCCCACGCCGATCTTGCGGTCCGCCTCTTCGCCGAGCACGGCGCCCGGGATGATGATGCTGGTGCGGAACGTCACCCATTTGGTCTTTACGGACATGTCATCCTCCTTGTCCTCTGCATGCCGAAACGTTTGTGCTTGGGGATGCAGACGATGACCCGGCGCGCGGGGCGCCGGGCTGGATCGTGTCGGGTCGGTGAATCGCGCGTCAGGCCACGGTCAGCTTGCGCAGCGCCGCCGGACGGGTGCAGAGATTGATCACGTTCATCTGCGCGTCCAGGTGCCGGCCTTTGCCGTTCGCCATCGGGTATTGCCGGGCATAGCGCGGCAGACCAATGGTGTTGACCGTCTCTTCGTAGTCGGCGGGGCCGAAGCGCGTCAGGAACATGTCGGGCACGCCGAGCGGGAACACGCGGGCCTCGCCATCGGCGATGTAGGCGGTGTCCGAATTCGCCGCCTTGGCCTTGCCCCCGGTGCGATAGCGCTCCCAGACCACCCCGCCAAACTCGAAGCGATCCGGAATGCCGTCGCGCAGAACGCTGGCACCGGTGGTGTTCAGGAAAGTCTCGCGCACAGCCTTCTGGCCCCACAGATAGCTGTGGAAATCGCGCCCGCACATCGCGTGCAGCCCGCCATAGCCTTCGTCGAGAGCATCTTCGATGGGAAAGACCACACTGTCCTTGATCAGCTTGCCCAGGTTCGCGACGTCGCCGGCACCAATCCCCAGCGCGACCGAGGCCGGGACCGCGATGTTGAACCGGTCATAGAGGTTGTGCAGGACTTTGCCGGACTTCGAGACGATCAGGCCCTTGATGGCGCCGATCCGGTAGTGCTCCAGCGTGTTGTCCATCGCCCGGGCATGCCGCACCTGCTTGGAATCGATCCGAGACTGGATGGTTTCGAGATCATCGTTGCTACCGAGTTGGCGCACTCCCTGCACCTCGTCAGCATAGACCGCATCGTTGATTTCGAAGTGGTCCATCGCAAAGGGAATTTTAGTGCGGGTGGAATCTCCCACCGTGACGCCCGGCGCGCCGCGCGGGGTCGGTTCGATCAGGTTCAGAGCGCCGTTTTCTTCCTCGATTTCGATGGTGGTGACATTCACACCGTCTTCTTCGAAGATGCCCAGGGCGCCGATCTGGCCGGGCACGAAGGGCTGATCGTTCAGCGCGGCCGTCAGGGTAATCACGCTGAATTGCGGGTCGTTGAACTGTTCCATGGATTTCCCCCTCAGCGCACGCGGATGCCGACAGCATCGAGCTGGGCAATCTTCGCGTCGGTCTTTGCTTGATCATCCACCGACGCGTGGAACGTCAGCATCGGCAACTTGGCCTCGGCGTCGCAGTCGATCACGACGATTTCCACCTCTTGATCGGTGGCGTCGACGCGGTAGGCCAGAATGCAGGTCGCGGTTTCCGCGCCTTCCTTGCCCGCCACTTCGGCATCGGGCGACGCCACAAATTTGGCACTGGCAGTCACCTTGCCCAGCACGGTGCCGGCGGGCAGTTTGCCTTCGCCGCTGACGAGGGTGCCGATGCTGCGCGACCGACGACCGGGATCCTCGGACAGCAGGAACGACAGGGCACGGGTCTGCATGGTTGCGTTTTCCATTTACGCCTCCTGCTTGTTACGGCGCGCATAGATCTCGCGCATGTTGATGGACTGGGTCTTGCTGCCGCCAGCCCCGCGCCCTTCGATCGTCACGGGCTGGGCGAGGTCCGAGGCGGCCGTGCGGCGGGCCTGATAGGCCTTCGGGTCCGCAGGCGCGTCGACCGGCGCCTGAGGGGCATCATCCACCCCATGCGGAGCATCACCTGCCGCGGCGGTCAGCACTGCAATCGCGGCCTCCGTCGGCATGTCGGTGTCGAAGGCCAGGTGCTCAGCCAGCGATTGACGGCCCGAGGCCGCTTCACAGCTGGTGATGGCCTTGATGCGTGCTTTGACGTCAGCCGCGCTGAACGTCGCCGGCGCCTGCTGCTGAGGCGGCTCGGTGCGGGAGCTGCCGGCTCCTTCGGTCTTCGTTGCCATGGTCGGCGTCTCCTTTACATGGGCAGGTTGCGCTTGGTTGGGCGGATGGCGAGCGGCCTCGGCCTTGAAGGACCAGTCCTTCCGGGTCGCCATGGCCACCAGCTTCTGGGGAGCGTTGTCGTAAAGCCGGTAATCGAAGGCCGCGACGGCCTTCGACTTGGCGGTCTCGACCTCCGTGGCAAATCCGCGCTCGACCGCTTCCGCAGGCGTCAGCCACAGCGTCGCTTTCATCTCTTCGCGAATGTCGGAGGGGTCTTCGCCCGTCCGCTCGGCGTAGATGTCAGCCATCACGTCGGCGAGCTTGTTCAGGACCTCGAGGCTTTTCTCGTGATCCGCCGCATTGCCCCAGGTCATGCCCGCGGGGTCGTGGATCATCATCAGCGAGCCCGCGCGCATCGAGATCGAATCGCCGGCCATCGCGATGAGCGACGCCGCGGACGCCGCCATGGCATCGACCACCACCGCCACCGTGCCACGATGCGCCCGCAGCGCATTGAAGATGGCAATCCCGTCGTCTGTGTAGCCACCACCGGAATTGATCCGCACCGTGATGTCGGCATCGCGGCCCAGTTCAGCCAGAGCGCTGACCACCTGGCTCGCGGTGAAGCCTTCACCCCACCAGTCATCACCGACGAACCCGTACAAAACGAGCTCGCCATCCACCAGGATGGACATGTCTCTCTCCTTGATTGAGGGGGAAGCCGCGAGGAAGCCAGGGCTTCGCGCGCGCTCAGAGCCGCCGGCGCAGGGCGCCGACAGGGGTCAACAGAAGCGGAAGCGCTTCGCGTATCGGCTGCGACCACCCCGGCCCGATGCCCGCGCGCACAGGCCTTCGTATTGGGCAATCAACTGCGCGAGGCGCCGATCATGGGCGCTTTGGAACGTCACTTCCTCGCCGTCGAAACGCACGGTCTGCCGAAGGCTCCCGGTCGCAAGCTTGAGCTGCATCTTCTTCAACGCCGCCAGCACGTCGCAGGGCTTGTTGATGTCGATGAGATCCGTGCCGATCTTGACGCTGGAGGACACCGTCATTCATCGCCCTCCTTCGGCTCGACCCGTCGCTCATCGCGCGGGGCATAAGGCGAGCGCATGCCAGCCCCGACGTAGCGCTCGTGTTCACGCTGCCGCTGCTCGAACAGCGCATCGGGATCAACCCCGAGATCGCCCGTCTCAATCGCGATCGAGCTGGTTCCGTTCGACAACCGCTCGCTCGACGCGCGGGCCGACTTGTGATCATCCGCCGTCGGCTTCGCTGGCCCCTGCCAATCACAAATGCTGACCCGGGCTCGATTGGCCCGGAAAGCCGCGTAGCCGCCCTTGAACGGGATCCGGCCTTCACCGACCTCCTCATCGAGCCAATTTGCGTAGACCATCTGGCACATCGGCGCCGCAATGCGCTCACGCCGCCGCATCACCACCGCCCAGATCGAGGCGTTCTCCATCCGGACACTCGAGTAGGTCGCGGCCGTATGATCCATGGTCAGACCGCCATAGGTGATCCCGATGGTCCGGGCCATGTCCCGCGCCAGCGCATTGGAGAACGGCAGGAAGTCGCGGCCCGGCACTTTCGCCGTCTCAAAGCCCAGCTTCTCCCCCGGCCCCAGATGCGAGACCCGGGGATCAGCGCCGACAGAGATCCGGCTTTCCGCCGCCCGGTCCAGCTGCGAGCCGAGATAGCCCAGGTATTCCTGCGCATAGCTCGTACCGCCCTCGCTTTCCTTCAATACCTCCAAAGCCTCATAGGCATCCTGGCTCGGTGCCTCGCTGGTCAGCGTGATCGCGAAGATCGTCTGCAGGATCGCCATCTGCAGGGTGGCGTCATCCAGCATCTCTGCCTGCAGGTGCTTTCGGAACGCCGGCGTGAGCTGCGAGATCCCCCGCACGTCTTCCGAATCCATCGCGTCGAAGATGTGCATCACCAGCGGTCGTCCATCCTGATCGAACGCGGCGAAGTCCCGCGTCTGCTTCAGGCCACTGGTCGAGGTCTGGAACCTATAGGCAATGGCCCGGCCATTCTCGTCATGGCGCACACCCTGATACAGACCCTCATGATCGAGCGTCTCCTGAACCAGCCTCGTCGGCGGGTAGAGCCGCAACTTCGTGCCGGTGGTCAGCCCGTAGCGCGCGCGACGATCGTCGCCGAAGAAGTCGAACACGCCGGTCACTTCCCCATAGGCGATGTGCCAGCGCAGGGCGATGTCCACCATCTGCGGGCCGGTCAATTTGCCCCGCATGTCGCATTCCGAGGCCTTCGTCCAATAAGCCCGCCAGCGCTTCTTGATCAGCCGGATTAGGTCCGCTTTCTCAACATCGCTATAGCCCAGGCGTTCCAGGTCCGGATCGGGGGTGCAGGTCAAGCCCACCCCGACCGTATCGGCAAGCACCTGGTCCGTCGCGCCCTTCAGTCGGCCGCTGTTCTGGATCAGGTCCATGGCCAGCCCCGCCGCTCGCTGCCAGGACCGGCGCACGTCGTCGCGGTGGCTGGTCAGCGGTGCTACCCGCGACGCAATCACCCCGCTGGCCGTATCGCGCAGGTAGCGCGCGGTCAGGCGAGGCGCCCGCGCCGCAGCAACCAACGGGGTGCCATCCGGCTTGATCAGCGCAGGGGTGCTCATCGCGTCCTGTCTCTCCATCTGGACCGCGCCTTGGTCTTGGCGCTCTCTGGTTGCGTTTCCGCCCTGTCCGAAGTCCCGGGCTGGCCTGATGCGGGTGACGCCGGCGCAGGCGCCAGCAGCAGGAGATCTTCGAAGTCCCCCTGCACTTCCTCGGGAGGGCACTCACGCTCCCCCATGAACCGGTCCCAATCGCTATCCGTCAGATCGCGCTGAGGACCGGCGAGCCGGATCCATGCCGCCTCGGCCTGCAGATGCGTGTCCAACCCCTCGTTCGCCTGGTTCGGATCTTTGACCCACAGGTATCGGGTGAAGCCGGACTTGGCGCGGTGCGGCTTGCGGCTCTCCGCCGTCAGCTGGCGGAAATACTCGTCTTCCAGCCCCTTCGGCAGCGCGATATGCCCACGCTCCTCCGGATCGAGTTTGCGCAGGTTGCGATAGAGACCCATCTTCAGGACCGAGGCGGCAAAGTTGAAGAACCGCTTGGAATAGCGAATCACCTTGCCGCGCCGATTGCGCTCTCGCTTCACCTGGGCAAGCAGTGGCGCGCCGTCAGGCTCGACCCCTCGCACCATGATCACTTGGCTCGACGGGTGCTTGCGCGCCCATTCCCAGACATCCTCGGTGTAGGCGTTCCCATCGATCGCCGTCATGTCGATCGAGATCTTGCGCCCATAGGCGTTGCGAAACCCCTGCTGCAGCAGGCCGTTCAGCTTCGACTGGCACCCCTCATCCGAGATATGGCCGTTGAAGACCCCGTATTCGATCACGGCGCGGCGCCGGTTGCGACCCCAGGCCACGACCTGCCACTCAACACGGTCCCCCTGACAATCCACGCCGCAAGTGAGCAGCGGGAAGCCGGCGGGTATCGTGCCTCGGACATACTCGGATTCCGACGCCCGATCCCGGATCTCCTCCCAGCCCGGCGCTTCACCCAAGACACGGTAGGCCTTGCCGACCGTATCGTTCATGAACGACTGCTCGCGCGGCGGATCGCCCTTCGCCGCCAGCCACGCCCGTGCAATCCGCTCAAAGGACTGCAGCAACGAGTAGGCCGACCACAGGTGGAACGAGCGATGCACCCGTTTCATCTTCGGATTGGCAGCCCGCCATTCCGCCTTGCGCAGCATCTTCGGCCGGTGATGCTCCTCGATGACGCAGCCACAGCTTTGGCAGCTGAAGTGCGCTTTCTCCGGATGCTCGTCATCGAGGCTGGCCAGCATGTTCTCCCACTCGAGCACCTGCATGTAGCCACAATCATCGTCCGGGCAGGGGACATACAGGCTCTCTTGGCTGCCCGCCTCGAAGTTCTTGGTGATCCGACACCCGGGGATCACCATCGGCGTCGAGATCTTGAAGATCTTCGCGAACTCGTAGCCCTGAGACCGGCTGTCCGCCTGCGTCTCGGGATCCCCCGCGCTGTTCATCTCCCACTTGGCAAGGTCATCCTGGACCTGTCGCGACATCGACACCTGCGACAGAGACGCCGGCGAGTTGGCCCCGGAGATCTGGATCGCCCCGCGTCCGTCGCGGCGCTCCTTGTAGAACACCGAATCCTGCCCGTCGCGAGCCTTCATCGGGAAGATCCTGGACAGCGCCGAAGTGCCTTTCAGCATCGGCGAAAGCTTCATCTTCGACCACCGGCGGGCGTTCTCGTCCGTCGGGTGGACATAGAGGAAATCACCGGGATCCATGTCCATGGACCCGCCGGTGAAGATGTTCGCCAGCACAGTCCCGCCCAGCTGCGCCGACTTTGCCAACGACACGACTCGGCAAGGGTCATCTGGCGACAAAGCGCGCAGGATCTCGTCAAAGTAGCTGAAGCGCTCCCGGTTGTAGGGCCCCGGCATCGGGCTTTCTCGGGACGAGAACACGATGTTCTCCTCAGCCCACGCGAGGTAATCCACATTTGGCGGCGGCTCTAGAACCTCGCCAAGGACTTCGTGCATCATCCACGCGGCATTCGTGACATCGACATCCAGCATCCGTTTCCCGCCGCCTCATTCTTCCAGGTCAACCTCGGCTTTTGCCGCTGGATCGGTATGGGTGGCTCTCGCCCGTTCCTTGCTGGCAGCACTCGCCCGGACCTTCTTGAAATCCGATCGCAGAAGGTGAAGCACATCGCGTTGGGGCACGCCGAACCGAGCAGCAACCGAGGCTGCCAGATCCGGCAGCGCCCCTTCGAAGATCTGCAACATCATTCCCGCGATCCGCGCCATTTGTTCACGCGCATCGCCGGCGTCCATCAGCGTGCCTCGACGCAGCGCCTCATCGGCTGCCTGGATCCGATTGCGGCGCAGCTGCTCTTCGAGCTTTGCCCGCTTCAGCTTGTCCTCGATCGTATCGAGCTCCGGCAACGCTTGAGGCTGAGGCATCGCTTCTACGCGGGGAAGCGCGCTGCGAGCGGCCGGCAAGGACAGGTTACCCGCGATCTCGGTCGGCGTTCTCGGCTTTCCCGCAGCGTAGATAGCCGTCCGGGTCCCGATCCCGTTGCCCAACGACTGCCCGACATCACGGTTGCGCCGCACCTGCTCGACCGCGATGTGGTAGACGACCCTTCCTGTCTTGCCCGGCTTCGTGAACGCGTCATCGCGAAGGATGTCCTTCGCCTTCCACTGGCTGACAGCAGCTCGGCTGACGCCCATGTCACGTGCGAACTCTGCCTGAGATAGCTCTCGGCGCTCTGCCTCCATGCGTTGTCATCCTGTCCGGGGTCAGGTCTGACCGGCTGTTAAGCGCCTGTCGTTAAGCTGTTTCCCCATGTGTTAAGGCTTTGAACAACCCGTCTGACTGCCGATCCTTCGGGGGGTTCCACCACCGCGCGGCCCAAGACAGGCCTACGGTCCCTTTTTCTGCGGCGCGGCAAATCGGGCGATTTCGCGGTCAAGCCAGTACTAATAGCGGCGCGGCGCAGGCCGGGGGCTAGAGCCCCAGCAGCCGGCTGATCTCGTGATCGAGGCGACGCGGCAGGTTCTGCGCAACACTCGCCTCGAACGCGTCACGGGTCGCGCCCGAGACCATCTCTTCAGGGATGAACACCCCGGACTTGACCTCTTCGAGATCTGACCGCCCACCGCGCCGAACAAAGGCGCGGCCATTGCTCCAGCTGATCGTCCTTCTAGGGCGTGGCCACCGGCCACCTTTGAAGAAAGCCTCTTCAAAGAGTTCCTCACCACGCGCGTCACCAAGATAGGCACGGACGCCTTCGTTGGTCTCACGCTTCTTGAAGTACTTGAGCGAGACGTCCCCGCCCGCCGAGGTCAGCGTATAGGTCAGATCCCGGTTCGTACCCGAAGCAGATCCCATCGAAGCCCGGCGCACGCGGACCGAGGCCCGGATCGTCTTTTGCGGCAACCCCGTTTGCGCGGCCAGCGTCTTCACAACCTGCGTGCGCGCCATGTCACCCGTCCGGTTCAAAGCACGCGCCACGGCGCCCGGCGCTTGCTGTCCCAATGCGCCCAGCATGTTCTCAAATCGCCCCAAGCCACGGACGTCGACCTCTCCGATGCTGAACATCTGAAGCCCTCCTAGTCCAAGCCAATTGAATCATCCGACCGCGTCATAAGATCCAGCGAACAACCAGACGGGCTTGCTTGCCACTGAACGCAGTGCGCCCGCTCGGCTTGTGACCGGCGGGCGCAACTGTAGATGATGACAAAGAGATACGATCCGGTGGAGTTAAGCGTCAAGAACTTTTTGTCTACCGAAAGCCAGGCGCTGCATCGGCCATCTTCGCTAGTGCTTCGCTCAGGGCTTTATAGGCCTTTGTCCTGACGTCGCCATAGACAGCCCAGCCGTGGGATTTCAGGACATCCGACACGGATTGGCCTTCGAGGCAGACGAGATCCACCAAGCGCCGAACCGTGATGCCGCGCCGATTGCCACCACGGTTTCGCGTCACCTCCAAAGCCCAGCCCTCTCCAATGGCTGCCTGCAGGCGGCGGATCACCTCGCCCTCGTGCAAGACTGCGTCCATGTAGCTTCCGCCCCCCGATCCCGAACTGCCCCGCGCTTGTGCCTCGACCGAAACACATTTGAGGCCAACAAAGGAATGCCGCTCGACCAGCACGCTGTACCGACGCCCGGCGTCGGCTTGGCCCGGCGTGAAGGGGGCAGTTCCACCGCGCCGCGCGGCCTGTTCCGCCATCACGTCGAAGACATCCCGCGCCCTCGCCGCATTCCGGCCCTCAAAGCCCGCATGCTGCGGCTCAGACCCCCCCGCAGTCTCACGCACCTCCCGTGGCGCCCAGGCCTCGACCCGGCCACGGGCAGGGGCGGGCAGGATCTCGGGGCCGCAGCTGGCCGGGGCTCGCGACAGATCGCGCATCAAACGCAGGCGGTCCTTCTCCTTGTCAGGCGTCAAGATCACCCCGAACTCACGGGCGAGCACCTTCTGCGCGCCTGCGCGTAGCCCGGCCAAGCGGATCACCGCCGCATCGATGTCTCTCTCTTTCAATGCAAAAACCATATCTTGTGGCTTCCTTCTGCGTTGCTACTCGGTGTTGATTCCCACCAAAGATCAAAGGGACGATGGGGAGGATCAGGTCTCAAAGAGGGAGGCATCTTGGATGGGTTTCCCCCGAACAGAGCCTTTTGTTTTCAAGGCCTTGAAAGGCCGAAGGGAATAAAGGGAAGGAAGGGAGGAAGTTTCCCACTTTCCTATGGACTTCGGCTCTGCCGGCCCGGCCCACTCGAAGAACCGCATACGCGTGAGCGCGAAACAGCCTCCCCAGCCTCCCCATGCTCCGAAGCCTTTGGCAAACAGGAGGATTTCCCCCCACACCCCGCGTTTGCTGCCTCCCCATTCTGCCCGCTTGGCTCCCCAGCCTCCCCACTGTGAAGACCAAGGGGTGCGGGGCCGGCTCAGTCGTCATCCTCGGCCGCGCTCGAGGAGATCGTGCCGGTCGGGTTCAGGATGCGGCCCTGGCTGTCGCGCGGGGCCAGATCGAAGTCTCGTCGGAACAGATCAGTGAAGCGGATGCCGTCGTAGTGCATGTTCCCGCCGGACTTACGCGAGTTGAACTGTCGTCCGTCCGGGCTGCGCCATCGACGCGACCGGTCCTTCAGTTGCCGCGTGATCGTCGTATCCTTGAAGGGTGTGAGGCCACCGCGCATCTGCCAGAACTGGAAGGCACGCATGAGCTCAAGTGACTTGATCGAATGCTCTGGATCACCCGTGACAAGGCAGACATCCGTAAGAAAGGCCCCGAACATGTCGCTATCGGCTCGAAACTCGGCTGTCGCATCGAGCACGCTCTGTGGCTCCGCGAGGCCGATCTCGAGATACTCCAGCAACGCCGGCACGATATGGCGCGAGAAGATCCCGTCTCGCTCGGCCCAAAGCATGGCATCGAGTTCGGCCTTCGGCAGCCTCTCCCCCTCCGGGATCTGCACGTCGAAGGGGACCAGCAGCAGCCGACGCCAGATGCCGTCGTCTGTGCCTCTGATCTCCGGCTTGTGGTTGCCGTTGATAGTTAGTGTGAAGAATGGTCGGACCTCGACGAAGTCCTTCTGCAGCGCGCGTACAAGGATCGGATCGCCGCCGGTCAGCTCCTTGATCAGGCCTTCCTGCCAGCGCACCCCTTCATCAGGCTCATTGGCGCGGACCAGCCGCGCGCCGATCAAGGGCACAAGGTCAGGAGTTGCCTCGCCGCCGCCACGGCGGTTGGCGCCGGTTAGGGATTCGATTTTAGCGGTCGCGGCGTAGGCGCCGGCGATCCGCGCGAAGATGTCCACCAACACCGACTTCCCGTTGGCGCCCCCGCCATAGAAGAAAGCGAGCTTTTGCTCGATCAGACCGGTCATCGACAGGGCGAACCATCGCAACAGGAAACGGCGCATTGTTTCGTCGGGCTGGATACGCTCGAAGAAGCGATCAAAGTCGGGACATTCCGCGACGGTGTCGTAGGTGACCGCCATCAGCTTCGTCATCAACGCAGCACGGTCATGCGGCATCTCGATCACCTCAGACCTGCGGAAGCCGTCTTCAACCTGGACCTTGAAGCGCAAGACACTGCCCTCAGTATTGAGGTCGAGCGGTTCTCGATCGAGATCCTCGAGATCGCGGGCGAGCATGAAGGAGGCCTCAACTCGCGCGGCCTCCATCCGGCTCTTGTTGCCGCTCGACTTGGCATGCCGCTTGTGTTCCGCCCGCATGTCCGACAAGCGCTTCTTCACCCGTCCGATAGCCGAGAGCTGCGCCTCGATCTCCCGGATCTTGCCCGGTTCCAGAGGCTCACCGCGATCATCGGTCTCGCGCCGAAGCAGACCGAGGCGGTCAAGAAGCTCCGACTCGCTGCTGATCAACTCCATCTGCGAGTTGGACAGGCTGAGTTGCCAGCGCTCTAGCTCAATCATTTCGCAAAGCCGCTGTGACAGGCGCGACACCCGGATCTCATCCGGGTCCTTCGCCCAGACTTTGCCGGTCCAAGTGAACCAGCCGACTCGCGGGACGAACAACAGATCGTCGCCGAAGTAGATCACCATGCGATGTGCATTGCCGATATCGTTCAGGCGTTGTTTGGACCCTTCGATGACCTGAGCCGGGTCAATGTCGTCATCAGATAAGGGTTCGGGGTCCAGAACCGCATCAATAGCCTCCAGGCCGCCGAAGTCGTCGGCCCCGTCGTCGTGTTCGCTCATGGTATCCTGCCTTTGGGTTAGGGAATGCGGCCCTGGAATTGCCCACGGGGGTCAACCTTGCCGAGGAAGGCCTTGCGATCGGCCATGGGTAGCGACCCGAACAGGGCCGCCATGAGACGCTTGCGCATGCCAAGCGCCATCGGTGCGCCGTCGAGCTTTTTCAGCCCCGCGGCGACGTATTCTGAGACTTCCGCTTCGCAGGCGACATCTGCCCAGAACGCAGCATCCTGGCGCAGACGCGTCAAAGGACGTTGCGGATCCGGCATACCGGCCCCCAGGTCAGACAAGGCAGCCGACAAGATGGCGCGCGCGTCCTCGGGATGGGCGCAGGCGATCGCGGCAGACAAGCGGAGGGAGGCCGCATAGCGCCGGCGCTCCTCTGTACCACCATCGGCGCGTGCCTCTGCCGCGATCTCGGCGGCCAGCTCCTTGTCACCGCGATCAAGTGCTGCGGCCACCTGGCGTTCTGCGGCCCGCGCGACACTGCGCCAGGTGGCTGTGAGTGGGATGACATCGCCAGGGCGCGGAGCGGACATCACGTCGCGGCCCGCTGGTCGAACTGGGGCCAGTAGTGTGCCCGGGCGTCGGCGACATGGGCCGCCACGATGTCTTCGATTGGGAACGTCAGCCGACCGGAACCGCCGCAGCGATTCCAATCGTAGCCACGCCTTTGCCACGGATCATCCGCGCGCCGAAGGCTGCAGGCGGGGCAGTCCTCGCCATTTCCGTGGAGCGCAGGATCGGCCATTACGCAGTCTCACCATACACATGCACCGGCACATTGTGGGCCAGCGCATGACGCAGATCGCGCCAGACCAGCGGGCACCGATCCCAGCCGGCGATCGCGGGGATCACCAATAGCCGCGCTAGGCGAAGGATCGGCATCGACCATTCTGCCCAATACGCCGCGTCCAAGGGCTCAGGTGCGTCCTCGACTAGAACACGGGCATGCGCGACTTCGGCCCTCATCACGCTGGGCGCGATCGCGGTGACGCCTGCCGCGGCCAGGCGGGCGACCTCGACTGACGCCAGCGTTGACGCCCGAACCGAGGCGTCGATGTGCCAGGCGCCTCGGATCTGCGCCTCCAGTTGGTAGGGGGTCGAAAGATAGACCATGCCTGCCGCATGCCGGTGGACCCGGTCCGGCGAGGATCCAGGTGTGACGAGAGCAGACCACACGCCCTTGGGCGCAAGGATCGGCTCCCATTCAATCCGCTTCAACGGCGGCAAAGGCACCGGCGTGCCGCTCAGATCCTGTTGATGCAGGCTCATGCCGCCCTCCCTCGCTCTTGGAGCATCCGGAACTGCAAGACCCGACGTAGCGCGGGCTGCCCGCCCACGCGAATCTGGTCTCGTTCATTGCGAATGCAGGCGGTCAGGTCGTCAAAGCGCGCCCGCAGCTTGCCGGCATCGATGTCGAGATCGAGCGCCAGTTCCGCGAGCGCCCGCCCGCTCATCAGCCCGTCGACCAGGTCGAAGTCGGTTTCGGCATCAATGCCAGCGACGGCTTTGAGGGCCGCAATCGACTTCCAGACATTTCGCTCAAACCCATGAAGATCTGCAGGGCGAAACACCGGCGCACCGGCCGGGGCCGTGGGATGCCCCATGGCCGGTGCGGGCTTCCGAGGGCCTGCCTCCGCAGCGGCGCTCTGCGGCGCCTTTGCGGCCTCAGAAGTCTGGGTATCCTTGCCCCCCGGGGCGCACTTTGCCGTCGCGACCACGCTCGACACGCCTTGCGGCGACCCGATGCACTTGTCGGCGGGTGCGGAGCGCTTGGCGGTCGGAGCCGCTGGCGCGCGCGCTTTCCCGGGGGGAGGGACGGGGGCTTCGTTGCCGGAGCCGCTCCCGTTGTTCTCGTCCTGCCCTCGCTTCTTCAGAAGCTGGCGCAGGAGCATCGTAACCGTACCCGTCTTGCGGCCAAGCTGTACGGCAATCTGCCTGGCGCTCTCACTGGCGTCATGGCGCAACAGGATAGTTGCACGTTCTGCGTCCGAGAACGGGCCGCTCTGGAGTGTCGCCGACTCACCGCGATCTCGCGGCGCCTCGGTGACCGGCTCGGCAGAGCGCGGCGGCGCAGGTTCGATCCGGATCGGTTCGATAACCTCCTCGCCCTGTCCCAGCTCCCCCAGCAACGCCGAAGTGCGCAGCACCGTTTCCCTGTCGCCAAGCGAGATCACCGGCTCAAGCCCGGCCTCGGACAGCTGCTTGCCGGCATGGGCGATTGCGTCGATGCCCGCGCGCAGGGTCGCGAGATCAGCAAGAGTAAGTTTGTTCAGATCCATGAGGCGTTCTCCGGAGTTCTGATCACGGCGCGAAGCGCGTACCAAACGCGCTCTGTCCCGTGATCCAGGGTCATGTCGCGGTGATGGACGAGGCCCGCATCATCGAGCTTGGCCAACGTCTGTTCGAGCTCGGGGATCGGAACCTCCAGTCCATCCCTAATCTCGCGCAGCGTTCGCACGCCGCCCTGATCCCGGAGCCAGGTGACAATCGCGACTGAGGCCCGACCACAACGCGGCGCTAGGCTCATCGCCTGCGCATCCGCCAAGGCCCCGATCGGTTGGAACGCGCTAGTCATCGCCTTCCTCCGCTAGCTCTTCCTGGATGCGCAGCATGACGGCGACAGCCTCGGCGACTTCCTTGCGGGCGTCGGCGCGCGAGCCTTTGCGCCCGATCATCGCGAGCAAGGCGCTGAAAGCCTCTCCGCTCTCGCGCGATCCGTCGATCGCGAGCTGCATCAGCGACGCTTCCTTCGCCACGTCTGGCCGCGATTGGAACAACCAGTCGCGCACCCGCTGATCACCAACAGCGTTCTCCAGCGCAAGAATCTCATCTAGCGGCCAGGACAGAGACCCCGCGATGCGGCGCGAGACCGTGCCTTTGCGGGTCGCGTGTAGGATCTTGTCCTCATCGTCACCCATCTGCTCCGCAATGAGGCGCGCCGCGTTCTCAGGACCGCCGACCTTGGCAACGAGGCCGCGCATCAGCGCGTGGATCATCAAGGCGTTTGCGGAGGCGTCAGACATGGGAACCGAGTTTCCTTGAGAGCGGAGGCGTATGGCTCACCTTGGGAGAAAGGAGATGGCGATGATGGGATCAGGAAACGTCACGGGCGATGGGCGGGTTCGAGTGCATGAACTCCCGAAGGGCCTGGGCATCACGCTGCCCCTTTTTGATCCGCCGTTCGAGGCGGTCAAAGTAGCGACTGTTGCCAAGAACTCGGACGGCGAGAGTCGAGGGGCTGATCCCCGATTTCTCGCAGTATGCGCGAACTTCTTCGATGAGGGCCTGCTGTTCCATATGGCCACACTTGGCCATTTGGCCGCCATTGTCAATGCCAATCGGCCAATGGACAAATGGCCATGATCTGTTTTTCTGGCCAGATGACGACCAAGCCCTTTGCCACCCGTGTCATCGAAGCAATCGCCGCGAAGAAGATCAGCGCGGCCGAGCTCTCACGCATGTCGGGGGTGAGCTATGACATCATCAACAAGCTCAAGCAGAGGCCAGAATCGTCAACTAACGCGGACGCAGGACGAAAGCTTGCGGCCGCGCTCGGCATCGAGTGGGACGGCGACGTTGCCGTCACTTCTCTTGGAGTAGGCGGTAATACGGATTTCGACTTGGTGAATGTTTACGATGTGCAGGCCGGCGCCGGAGGTGGCGTTGTGGTCTATGATGAGGAAGCCGTTGGTCAACTGGCATTCCCGCGCGGCTACCTCCGCGGCCTGACGCGAGCCAATCCAGATCATCTGGGCATCATCTCAGTAAAGGGCGACTCGATGCTGCCAACGCTGGCAGATGATGATGTGGTGATGGTCGACAGATCCAAGTGCGACCTGTCCTATGACGGGCTCTTCGTTATCCGCGACGGCGGCGACGCGCTCTTGGTGAAGCGGATCGGGCGAGCGTCCCAGCGCGGCTTTGTCACGATTATTTCCGACAACCGGAACATCTACCCGTCGGTCGAAAAGTCGCTGCAAGATATCGAGGTCGTCGGCCGGGTGATCTGGCGCGGCGGAAAGGTTTGAGCATCGAGCGAGCGCTCGACTGCCGTTCAGTGTAAATTGAAAGGTTCCCCGTCATGCCAAGAATTCTGCAGCGCATCATCGCCGCCACCCCTGAACTTGCGCCGCCCCCGCGGATGCCAAAGGGGTTTGTTGCGATCGTGCCAGCTGTGGATGATCCGGCCGAGGATGCGCTGCCTCTAGGAACGAGCTTTCTGGAAGACGTCGCCTGCATAATCGAGTATCGCTCCACCGACGGCGACATCAGTAGGCGCAGGATTTCCATCAAGTCGGTCGAACGCGCCAGAACGGGAACCCTTCTGGGATGTTACTGTTATGAGCGCCGCGCGGCTCGGACTTTTCGCGCCGACCGCGTTAAATGTGTTATTTCTGATGATGGCGAGATCATCGAATGGGCCGACTTCTTTCGTGAAGTCCTGTCCGAGCAAGTGGACAACGCCTGTCAGGAACCCGTCTCATTCCTGCGCTTTCAGTTAAGAAGCCAGGTCGCGCTCTTGGTCGCTGCAGCCAGATGCGATCGAGAATACCATCCGACAGAACATGATGCGATCGTCGACTATGTGCTTGAGCGCTATGAGATCGACGCATTGGGCGGGGGGCAATGCACCGAGGACGATGTCGCATCGGTTCAGCGCTTCATTGGCTTGATGGCACCAACGCAGCAGACAGTCCGTTCTCATTGCCGCAGTCTCAGGTCCCTGTCCGATGCGCAGCGGCAAATATTCGCGAGAGCCTTGCGTTCCGTTATCACTGCCGACGGCGTAATTGCGCCGGACGAAACGACCTTCCTGATGGAACTGCACAACGAACTCCAGCTCTTTGCGAAATGATGGTCAATTCCGGAAGGATCTGAGCCGCCGCCGCTGCCTGCATCTTGGTCTTTTCAGTCGGCCAGAGATACGCCTTTTCCGCCTATGCGGAGAGCCGGAGCGAGGCTCTGGACATTCCGCTTCGCGACCTCCCGCCAGAGCCGGATTATGGCTACACGCGGCTCTGGCTTCTCCTCGGCTTGATCGCTGACGCGCTGGCCCTAAGCCTTCTGAGGTTCATCTTCATTTGCACCCTACCGGGGGGCAAAGCGCAGGATGCTCATGAAGACGACGATGGCGATCAGGCCATCTAGCGAGCCGCGGATTGTCGGTGCGATGCCGCATTCCAATGTGGAGCCATAGGTCCAGTCGATCCCGAGAACGCTCATTTGCCATCCCCGCCCCGCGCGGGGCTTTCTCATGCGCGCTACCACGGCGCTGACCGGGGCAGGATAGCAGGTGGAATCGCTAATGGCCAACATTTGCAGCCGGATGGCCAGATAGCATTTGACACTTGGCCAATTGGCCACCAATACTACGCCCATCGAGACCCACCGCAGACGCGATCGCAGAGCGTGGGCCACCAAGGGAGTTCCGACTTGCACACCACGCCCAACATCACCCCCTATACCGTCATCGACCGTCTTGGAGACGGGACCGACATGGCCCGCCGGGTCCGCTGGTGCCTGTTGAAGCGCACCTTCTATGCGCAGCGCTGCATGTTCCGCACCTGCCGGAAGGTGAGTTGATGCCCGGCCCGGCCTTGGACCCTCTGGCGCGCATTCGGCCCGCCATTGCCGAGTCCTTCCCGCTCTTCGCCGCGACGATGGCGTCAGGCACGCGATCTGCAGGCCACGACATCGACAGCCTCGACCTCATTTCACTCGTGATCGATGTCGAGGACACCTTCGACGTCGAGTTCCCGTCCGAGGCCTTTGACGCAATCGCGACCCCCGGCGACCTTGCCGAGGCTCTGGATCGGCAGCTCTCAGTCGCCGGAGGCGCCGCATGAACGCGCGCGCTTCAATCAACGGCATTACGCTGTCCGCCCCGGCCTCGGTCGTCCTGGCCCGCGCCATCGGTCTTACGCCCGCGCAATCGGCGGTATCGCCGACCGTTCCGACAGAAAGGCCAGTGCCCGACACATTGCCGCAGGGGGCGGAGCGCGCCCTCGACCTTGTTCGAGGGCATGGCGGCCCGCTGACGCGTCGCGATTTTCGCGAGGTCCTCGGCCAGACCGCCGCTCAGTGCGACGCGCTGATGAACGGGATGAGGATCCTGTTGGATCATCGCATGGTCGAGATCACTGCCGGCCGGGGCCAGACCAATGACCCCTACGTCTGGGCGCTGACATCGCGCGGCAAGGCGTGGCAGCCGAAGCGCACACAGCCGATTACCGACGCAGACATCCTCGAAGCCGTGGCACGGATCAACGCACGGCCGCGTTCCTCGGAGTCTCGGCTGTGGTGGACCGGCACTCGCCGCGAGTATCCGGCCAGCGCCAGCACGGTTTGCGACGAGATCCTCGCCAACGGCCGCAAGCGTAACAGCGTGAGCTTCTTCCGTGATCGCCTCGCAGCCTTAGCCGAGGCCGGACATCTGGACGCGGAGCCCGTTCCGCGCGGAGGCGGGGTCATCGATTTCTACTGGCTTCCTCTGACTGCCCCGCGCCGCTGAAGCCTCACCGGCGCGCACCTGCCCCGGCGGCTGACCCTGACCACCGCCGGGGCCTTTTCCAATCCCGAGGTCCCCATGAACCAGATTGCCCCCGAAATCGTGTCCGAAATCGAGACCTTCCCCACGCGGACAATCGCAACAACGAACGCTGGCCGTGAGGGGAAGGCCTATGCCTGATACAGCCCTCAAGACAAACCCACAGGCAAAGCAGCGTGACATCAATGCTACAATCGACGGCCTCAAGCTCAGGGTCCTGCGCGCCGTGCCTCGTAACGACTGGTATTGCTCCCTCGCGCGCCTGACTCATAAGACGGAGATCCCTCGCGAGATCTGCCGAGGGATCATTGCCGAACTGCGAGCAGAAGGTCTGGTGACCTATCGTAAGGGCCTGATGAACGAGGACGGAGATCTCGGCGGGACCGGATACACGCTGACCAAGAAAGGCGAGGCCAAGATCGAGGAGGGAGAGTAACATGGGAGCGCCCCGCCTGACCCAAGCCAAGATCGAGCGCGCCCTCGCCGCCTTCAAAGCCGAAGTCGGCCCAATAGCTGCTGTCATGGTGATGCCCGATGGTTCTATCCGCGTCGAGGGTCCTGTTGATCGCCCCGCGGAACCGCAGCACGATAACAGAAAGCCAAAGCCATGGACGTGATGCGCCTTAAGTATGTGACCACCGAGCGCCTGCCATCAGGCAAAATCCGCTATCGCTTCCGCCGCAATGGCAAGCTGACCACCCTTCGAGGCGAGCCAGGCAGCAGAGAGTTTCACGAGCACTACGCCGCGTTGATCGACGATGTCCCCATGGTCACTCCGAAGGCCGTGCGCGGGTCGATCGAATGGCTGGTGTCCCTCTTCCTTGACGATCTTGAGCGTAAGGTCGCTGCAAAGCTCGCATCCCCACTCACTCTAAAGGGCAAGCGGCACCACCTCGGTCGGCTCATAGCCGAGTACGGCGAACAAGACGCAAACATGCCTCGCAGCGCGGTTGTGAAGCTGGCCGACAAGCTGTCGGCGACACCTGGCGCGGCCGACAATCTGCTGAAAGCCATCTCCGGCCTCTATCTGTGGGCGATCCAACGCGACTACGTGTCGTGTGAGAACCCGGCACGCGACGTGAAGCGACTCAGCAAGAAGACAACCGGCTTCGCTCCCTGGTCGGCAGATGACATCGCTACTTTCCTTGCCTTCCATGGCCCCGGCACAACGGCCCGCCGGACGTTGATCCTCGCCGCCTGCACAACCGCACGTCGAGGCGACCTCTGCCAACTCGGTAGACAGCACGAAGTCATGAAGGGCGCCCGCAAGTGGCTACGCTGGGAGCAGAACAAAGCGCCGCACGAGGTGGTTGAGATGCCGATGTCGGGCGCGCTGCTTGCCGACTTGGTCGGGCACGGCAACCTGACCTACATCCTCACTTCATTCGGCGCCCCATATTCGGCAGCCGGCCTCGGGAATGCTTTCCGGAAGTGGGCTGACGATGCCGGGCTCAAAGGCCGTAGCTTACATGGCGTGCGAAAGGGCGTGGCCTCAATGCTCACCGCAGGGGGAGCGAGCTCAGCCGAAATAGACGTCCTGCTCGGGCATGAAATGGGCAGCCCGGAGACCAAAGTTTACGTCCGGAGCGCGGCGCGTGCTGCGCTCGCGGAATCGGTTGTCGACCGTCTCGACGGGCTGCTGAAGTGA